GGACATGTTTGAGCGCTTGAATAGTTCCAAACCACTCAGCGACAACGACAAATACCACAACCGTGCTCAAACTGCCGTGATGAAGCTGCTTTACAAGCTGAACACCGCACCAGAATTTTGCGAACAGCTACGCAAGTTCATGTGGGCAACCGTTGGTGAAAAGAAGACGCGCTCGAACTTGAAAGAGTTCGCAGCAATCATCTTATCATGCGCACTCATGCAGACATCGTGCATCACTACGTCGTATGCGCAAAACGGACCTATTCTCGTGTCTATCAAAGACGTTGAGCCAGTTCAAGAAGAACGCGTCTGCACGTTTCTGAGATGGTATTTCAAAATCATCAACGCCGGAATGCAATACGTTACAAAGCCGAAGCGCGTTTATGGAAAACTGTCAGGAATTTGTGGAATGATGTTGTGCGACTGGATACAGTGCGGCGGGGGAGAATCCACTGTCAGGGACGGAATGTGGAAGCAATACATCAAAATCCAATACAGCCGCGAGCACTTTGAGAAACGAATCTTCGCCGGATTGCAGGATGGCGATTTGCGCAACGTGACACCGTCTGCAATCAATTGCCGTATTCGCACCGTGATTGATGCATATGAAAGCAAAGTGTTTGAAGAATATATGCTTGATGCGTTTGCTCTCATCAATTCTGACGCCGGGTCAAATCCGTCTTACTCTGATGACGAAACTGAATCCGAAAGCGACGATTGATTCTGTTTATCGGAGATTGATTTTACAGAACCACGCAGGTCATGTAACTCGGCCCTGACACTTACTAATAATTTGTATATATCATTCATTACGTCCAATGCAGTGGCATTTGGAGTTGTTGCACAAAAAGTATTTAATAAACCAGATTCCGATTCTGATATTCCGCTGCTACTCTTATTTGATGTTTCATGTTGTTGTTGTTGTTGTTGTTGTTGTTGTTGTTGCTGCTGCTGATGCGAACGTTTTAATTTACCAAATAGTGTTCCTATTTCCATATCGGCTGATGTATCTTGTTCAGGTTGGTGTATTTGTGGTATTTGTGGTGCTTCTGTCTCTGTAGAAGTAGCAAACGACACATTTTTTTTATGAGATACGGATTGAGATTCAATTACGAGATTAGTTTGCAGTTGCGGTTGCGGTTGCTGTAAAATCTCTAATTCTCGTGCTCGAGTCGCAAGTGCTGCTTGTATCAATTGTTCCATTTCATCTCCTATGGGGCGGTCATCTTTTGAAGCATCATCCGCAAAATTGATTTCTGCCGGTTTTTTTAAAACCAAAAAAGAGTTCATGTCATCTTCGTGTATTTTGAGTTTCGATGTTATGTCCCTGACACGCGCTTCCTGTAAATCTGCAGATTTATATATTGGCGCAGTGCAGGCAGTTTGCAGTTGAATTGGGTTCGGCGCCGACACTATGGACGCTTTATATTTTGAAACGTCCACGATTACGCGCTGTATTACGTCCTTGTTTAATTCGGCAAGCGCATTCGCGCGATTGCGTCCAGCGGATGGAGCGTAGCTGCATGCATTAGACACCGTATTGATTGCGGTTTCAAAAATGTTTATAATTAATGGAACCGCGTCATCGTCCAGGCCAGTGAATATGTTTTCCTCGCTCATAAGCGCCCATAATAAGTGTTTATTTTCTGTCGAGCTTAATTGTTCCGATAATGTTGACATTGGCTATATTTTATTGATATTGGTTATGGCGTGTTATGGTGTGTGATGTGATGACTATAGTATAATGTCTTTATAATATTTATATTATTTTAACATCAAAATGGTTTAAAGAATTGTAAATAATTACGCGTATAAACAATAACCCGCCTTAAAACATTCAATCACATATAATCAAATGAGCGACCAAGTCTCTTCATCATCGCCGGCGGTGCCTGCATCAAGTCCTGCATCTGGAACCAAATACACCGGCCGCGTAAAATGGTTCAACAACAAGTATGGATACGGGTTTATTACCGTTATTTCAACCGACGAAGCAGCATCGGTTGCAATTGGAGCCGACGTATTTGCTCATCACAGTGAGGTGGCGGTTGGCGAAGACCAGTATCGTTACCTTGTTCAGGGCGAATATGTTGAATTCAATGTCGTCAAGACCACCAGCGGCAATCACGAATACCAGTGTGCAAAGGTTCGTGGCATCCACGGAGGCCAGCTCATTTGCGAGACACGCCATGCGGCTCGCGCCCAGTATAAATCTGCAACTCCCACCGTATCAGCTTCAACACAGTCACAATCGACCCCATCGTCTGGTGAGCGCAGGTTTGCCGGTGTAAAACCCGCTCGCGGCAGAGGTGGCGCCGTTGTTGGTGGATTTAGTGGCAGAGGTGGATTTCGCCACTAAAAGCAAATTACTATTTTATTAAAAGTTTTATTAAAAAATCAATTTAATTATTTAAATAAAACGCAGTCTATTTACGCAATACAACACAACAACACTAAACACTAAACACTAAACACTAAACACTATACATATACATATACATATACACTATACACTATGTTTTATTTAAAATTATCAGTCCCTTTTTCCGGACTAACCAACCAATTGTTTTCTCTGGTTAACAGCGTAATACTTGCACTTTCAGCCGGCGATAGGGTTATCTGCATTGACCACTTTTCAACCGACTTTCGTAAACCAAATCACCATGCAAATATAACAAAAATTTTAAACATTAAAAAACTAAACAATTTTTTGCATTCAAAATACGGGGTTATAATTATAGATAAGAACGAACCGTGCAACTTAAAAATGAATTATATCACGTATGGAAGCGACCAACAGTATCATATTGTAAATAATCCAATTGATATTGTAAGCCAAAATAACAATAACAACAACAACAGTTATAATTATCCGGTGTATATTCAAAAGGATACTGACCTTAATTCGGTATTTGGAGACCCATGTTTTAATACCACCAAACAGTTAAAACTGAATTACACTGCAGGCGATTACACGATAGAGGAAGCGTATTCTGAAAATTTGAATAAAAATATAGTCATCGATATAAAAAATGCAGAGTATGTGAACATGCCATCGTTTTGGATTAATTCGTATGATAGAAACATGTTTGAAGACATTCTGCAGAATATAGAGTTTAGCGACCAATTTATTGCCCAGTCGAATGATATTGTTAGTGCATTTGATTTTGATATTAAAAAACATGGTAGCTGTGTGAAAATAAACGTCATACATTTACGAGTGGAAGACGATGCCATAGAACATTGGTCGAAAATAAACAAATTAAGTGAAACGGATTTTAAAAACTTTATTGAATCGAAATACATTTCGCTGATTAAAAGATATATCGCGGTCACGGATTTCACCATTATTTTAACAGGTTCGAAAGAGAATAGCGTATTTAATTTTTTAAAACAACAAAACTATAAATTCGCCACTGTCGAAAAGCGGTATGAAGACCGCGAATTAAATGCCATTATTGATTTATTACTATCATCGACGTGTAATAGTATGTTTATTGGAAATTTCAATTTCGACGAATTAAATGGAAGCACTTTTAGTTATCTTATTTCAAAAAGACTTAATACAAGTAGAAATATTGCAACATCAACAATCGCAAACACAAACACTACACCGATACGCCAAATAATGATTAATCTGGACAGAATATTTGAACCCGAAAAAATATTGTAAATAATCTGTTTTAAATTTATTTTATTTTATTTTAATTAAATTAAATTAAAACTTGTTAGGAACGCGCAGAATATAATTGCGAGCAATCTCATCATGGATTTGGCCCAGTGAAATAGTGAAATTAAAGTTGGTATCCCTGAAATCAACCAGGCGACCATCGTGATACCGCATGGTGAATTTAAGCCGCCGCAACTTATCGATAACGGGATTAAATTGCGCCATATTATACAAGTACATGTAACTGTTAGACGCGGCAAACCCGGTTCCAGTTGCATTTGAATTCAGCGGTATTTTGGCAAAATAAGAGTTCACGGTGCCATTAAAGTCGTTTCCACGCCCCCGGTTTGTGGAGCTTCGATACGGTTCAATTTCGTCGCACGAATTCATTTTTTCAATTTCCATGTAAATTGCGGTATCTCCGTATATGTCGAGAATGAACGGTGCTTCCACATAAAACAGGTGTTGCGGTGCACGCAACCAAAGAGATGGTCGATTGGATCCAAAATGAATTTCCTTTGTCGGTTCTTCAACCGCGTCATAATCTTTTCTGGAAAATCCCAAAAAGAACGGCAGTCCCCAATGAGACGTCTGTCCCCACACGATTGGCTGGTCACACTTTTTAATATATCCTGCATAGTTCTGGGCGGTTCCAAAGAGTAACCTAAAATTGTCACGGTCGTTTGCTATTAATAAACGCTGCGTTACGCCGTCATAATGAACGTGAAAATGCGAATACGTCACATTAGAAAGTGGGTTGGGATTATCGTCGCTTGCGTCCGCTTGAATAATGAACGTCTCAACACTTCGATTGAGTTTATATTCAAGTTCGTTTACAAGCTGTTGTGGTGTGTAATATCCCTCCGAAATCTCGGCATAAAATGTGTTGCTTCGACCACCGTCGCCATCTTCGGCGGTTTCACCGTTATTCAGGTAATAATATATCGCATCATCCACGGCGCTTCCACTTCCGTTAGTATATGCAGATGGGAATACTTTGAAAGAAAATTTGGTATTCTGATACTCTTTACTAAACGTGTAATTGGTAGTTGTAATATTGCATTCCACAAGCTGCAGCGTGGAAACACTGGTATATGTGGTCGGGAGCTGAATTTCAAACTGGTTAGCGTTAGGCCACTGCACGAGGTCTCGATCTTCGGAATGTATTGTCAACAATTTTCGGTCAAGCACAAATGTTTGCTCCCTCGGAATGAGCTGGTGTGCATTATTCAAATTAAAATTAATCTGACTGCTCGAGAATTTGGCGGCATTGTTCATAGCCGACTTGTGTTCTTGCGCCATTTTCTATTTCTATATTATCCTCGATTGTTTGTCTTATTATATTTTAATATTTAACTTTATTTTAGTATTTTATTTTATTATATTTATTTTTTTTCAAGCAGTTAGTATTAAAATAGAATAAAATAAAATTAAAATAAAATAAAATAAAATGTATTGTAAACGTATAACTGAGAAAAACAAACCATGCCGAATTTAGCAAAAGAATTTTTGGACTCATTTTTGGTCAAAAAGAAAAAACATTTTACAAGCGATGAATTGGAAGAGCTTGTTCGAACTGAGAATTATGGAGAAAGTCCCAGGAAACATGTCGAAATATTTACCAAGATGACGAATACGGAACCAAAACGTCAGGTTAAACTCATTGTGTTTCCAGACGAGTCGGCTGCAGCTTTCAGACAACCTAAAGGAAGCAGTGCGTTCGAACGGCCAAGCACGACTATGTCTATGAAAGAGGCTGTTCGTAATTCTCATGCAACATTTGCTTCATCTGGTGACTCGAGCAACATATACAAAAATTCCGACGGCGTTGATGTTGTCGTTGCCGACTCGCCATCACCTAAGGGCAAAAGCAAAAGCAGCAAAAAAGGGGGCAAAAAGAAGCGTGGCGGGTCATCCATTAAAAGAACTCGGCGCTCACATAGCCGCCGTAGTCTCTCTCACAAGCATAGGCGTTCCACAAAACGATGATAAAAAAACTTACCTCATTTCCTGTAAACCGTATTACATATATTATTTTAATTATGTTATTTGATATTTATTTTGTTGGTTCGTTCGTTCGTTCGTCGTTTGTTCAAGGATAAATATTAAATATAGAATCTTCGGGTTTAGGTGGCGCTTCCACTGGCATCTTTTGGAATTCGTAGTGGTAACGATACAGATTTGCGAACGCGAGCACGTTCATCATCTGCCACAACTCGCGGGAAAGTGCACAGAGCGACGTGATTGCGAGTTCGCCTGCCGGTCGCTCTTGAATTTCGCCATGAATCGATTTGAACATTTCGGCATCGAATGATGGGTCTGAACTCGTTTTGTCGAGTCGGGCGGCTTGAAGACAGCTGATTCCAAGTGAAGAGCAAAGTTGAACGTATTTGGCATTCAACTGGAATGCTTCGCCGATGAGTCGACTTGAATGCTTTTGTTCAGAAGTTTGTTCGCGGGTGTCGTCGTCGCGTTTGGTATCTTCGCCGTCGCCTCCTTCTTCCAGGTCTTCAGTTGCTTGGGTCGCTTGGTCGGCTGGGTAGGTTTGGTCGATATACCTGTCAACGTTGTCATATGTGGTTTGGTGATATTTGCCAGTGGCACTGATAATGAAGTTCAGCGTCAGCTTGCAGAATCGGAGCTCCTTGAGAAGAATTTCTGCTACTGCCGCAGTTTGAATGAGTGAATCGCCGGATTTGACAGCGTCATCCGAACCGGAAACGGGCGGAATTCCATTCTTGACATTGTTGCGCATTTCCATGCTGTGCGAAAGCATTGTGTAACGCAACTCATCCAATCGAGCCTTCAACTCGGGTTGCTGTGAAATTCCAGTGGGATAAAGATTTGAACTGAGAAATGCCAACATTTTGTAACGACGATTGTAGAAAAGAATCACTACTGATAACATATTTCGTTGGGAAATGTTATCAATTTTTTTAGCATTTAACATTTAGTATTTGATATTTTGATGTCTGCATGAAATGAAGACGTCCCGTATGGATAATGTTTTCCAGTTCGGACATCAACATAGCCGTTGGTATCTGCGCAATTCTGGCACGACCATCCAGTTACATAGTGCATCCCGGCTATCTTGACAACTTTATCCATGAGAACCATGATATGCGGTTCACATTCTTTTGCTTTCTGTCTGCACGACTCTTCATAATGTTCGATCGAGTGTTGACTCGAGGGGACAAACATTTGGTATTGATACCATGACGCGATTGTGTAGGTTCTGTATGAACAAGAGGATGATGATGATGACGATGGCTGTGACTGCATGGTTGCGGCTATTTAGATTTAGAACGTGCAATAATAATTAATAAACAAAAACCATTATCAATTTTATTTGATTAATTTGAAATGAAATGATAGTTTTAATTTGATTTTAAAATATATAAAATTTTGGTATAAAAACAAAAGGATAGTCCGTAATTATAAGTGACATCAACCCATTATTTTATTATTCCATCATTCCATATTATTCCATCCCAATAACGTCCCAACGAATAAATGCAAGAAGTGGATATGCGCGTCGTAAAGCGCGATGGAACTGCCCAAGATGTATCATTTGATAAAATACTAAACCGTGTGAAGAATGTGGGTGCTCAGGGTGGAATAACGTCCATCAACTATACATCTCTCGCCATGAAGGTAATTGACCAACTGCATGACGGCATTCGCACCACTAAAATAGACGAGCTTACCGCGGAACAGTGTGCGACTATGGCTGCAACGCATCCCGACTACCTTGCGCTGGCCGGGCGCATTATTATCTCAAATCATCACAAGGCTACAAGCGATGACTACCGCGCCGTTGTAACCCAGCTATACGATTTTCGCGATACCAGCGGTCGCGACGTCCCGCTCGTTTCCGAATCGCTTTACGCATTCGTAAAAATGAACGGCGATGCACTCAACTCGATGATTCGTTACGAGCGTGACTATGATATTGACTATTTTGGATTTAAGACGCTCGAACGTGCTTACTTGATGCGGTGCGCCGGCGGAGTAATTGTGGAGCGCCCGCAGCACATGTGGATGCGCGTGTCAATCGGAATACACGTTTCTGTTTCGGGTGGCACCAGCACCGCCGAATCTTCGGCGGATGTTCTTGCACGCATTCGGGAAACGTATGACCTGATGTCATTGAAATACTTTACGCACGCCACACCGACGCTGTTTAATGCCGGCACTCCGCGCTCGCAGCTGAGTTCGTGCTACCTTGTAGCCATGGAGCGCGACAGTATAGAGGGTATTTTCGATACACTGAAGGAATGTGCCATCATTTCCAAGTACGCGGGTGGAGTTGGACTGCACGTTCACAATATTCGCGCATCCGGCAGCTTGATTCGCGGAACCGCAGGAATGTCCAATGGACTCGTTC